AAGTCTACGTCGCTATCGTCAACGTGCAGCAAATAGTGTCGAAAGTTCCTATGTGTTTTTGGAGATAGTTGAGAATCAGCAAGAGTATGTGTTACCTGCAGAAATTGAAGATGTACGTCAAGTGTTTCGCAGAGCAGTGGGCGGCAGCAATGCAGACAATGCTACACAGTTTGAACCATTTGAAGCAGCCTACGTTAACACATATCTTATACAAGCAGGTCGTGTAGGCGGACAAGCCACATACGAAATGTTTTATCAATACCAAGAACTAAGTGCTAGGATGTTTGGCGGTTTTATAAACTTTGAATACAACCCTGTAACCAAAGTGCTTACACTGTTGAGAAAGTTTAATGCAACAGGTGAAAAGGTTATTCTTTGGGTATACAATGTAAAACCAGACACACAGTTGTTACAAGACAGACAAGCACAACCATGGATACAGGATTATGCTCTTGCTCTTGCAAAGTTTACACTAGGAGAAGCAAGATCAAAGTTTGCTACCATTGCAGGACCACAAGGTGGTACAACGCTAAATGGTGATGCACTCAAAGCAGAAGCACAAACTGAAATGCAGGCTCTGGACGAAGAGCTCAAAAACTACGTTGACGGTTCAGATCCACTTTCATTTGTAATAGGTTAAATGACAACTCTCATACTTGGATGCAGTTATACTGATGTAGATCAGGCTGTTTGGCATGATACACTTTTTGATGACTATAGAGTGTATGCCAAAGGCGGTGTTGATAACGCATGGATTTCAAGAACTGGCGTTCATGCTCTTTTGAATAATCAGTTTAGCAGTGTGTTTGTAATGTTTACTGGACTAAACAGAATCAGTATTCCAACACCAATTGATGCAGTAGATCCAGAATACTATTTTAGTTTTCCTATAGGATATGATATTGGTCCTTACAGCGATGTGCATTTGTTGCAAAGCGGAGGACTTGGCGGAACTTGGAATACTCACAGTGATAAGCACTTACAGCATGTGTTTAAAACACAGTATACATCAAATAGTAAAACCTACTTCAGTGACTTAAACTTATACCACGTGGTGTTATTTGTTAGTTACCTGCAGCAGATAGCTATTGACTTTAAATGGACATTTATATACAATATATTTGAAGATACAGAGCATGAACATCTGTTAGGAAAGTGTGTTGATAGGACCTATTGGAACAGCATAGCGAAAACAAATTATATACCAATTACACCATATGAGTTTGGTATAGAAAACAAACTAATGCAAGAAGATGGCTTTCATCTAACATATCCAGGACAACAGGCTTGGGCAGAAGAGGTTAAAAAATATCTATGATAGTAGGAATATGCGGCCTAATTGGCAGTGGCAAAGGCACTGTCGCGGATATATTAGTAGAACAAGGCTTTAAAAAAGTAAGTTTTGCTGACAAGCTCAAAGATGGTGTAAGCACAATCTTTGGTTGGGACAGAGCCATGTTAGAAGGAGATACAGATGAATCTCGGGCATGGCGAGAACAGCGTGACGACTTTTGGAGTGCTGAAACAAGCATGGAAGTTACACCTCGTTTGGTGCTACAGTTGTTTGGCACTGATTGTATGCGTAATGGTTTCTATGATGGTATCTGGGTTAGCCTGATTAAAAAGGCTATACTAGACAATCCTGAACAAAACTATGTTATACCTGATGTGCGTTTTGAAAACGAAATACACATGATTCGTAGTATAGGTGGCGAAGTTTGGGAAGTAAGACGCAACGGAGATCCGGAGTGGTTGATACAATACGAAACTACAGGCGTTGAGCCAACACACATTCATCCCAGTGAATGGCGCTGGGTAAAGACTGCAAAAGATCATGTATTACAAAATGACGGCACCATTGAAGATCTCAAACATCAGGTGTTAGATCGCCTCTTGCCCAGCCGGTTTTAATAAGTTCTGCGTTACAATTCAAACACACAGTTTTTAGATTTTTAGCAGAAACATTATTCAAATTTCCATCTATATAAAACACTGTAACTTGTGATCTCATTACAGGTTTGAAGTTACATGCCTCACATACTCGTTTGAGTTTGTACCCACTGTCTACCCAAAGAGGTTTGACAGGTTTGTGTATGTTCATACACTGTTCACACTTCTTCCTAAAGTAAACTTTATCGCCTTTGTAGTAGTTTACTGCTTTAGGACGCTGTCCACACTGTTCACACATTGGTCGCTGCATGCTTTATTTACACACCTTTAAAGGGAAACGCAGTTTTAGGTTGTTTTTGGTGTCGTACGATAAATAACATAATAGAATAATACCTAACTCTGAGAGGATTTGAACATGGCATTGATTTCAGCAGGTGTTGAAGTAACAGTAACAGACGAGAGTCAATATGTTGCTGCGCAGCAGGGCAGTGTTCCTGCGATTATAATTGCTACAGCACAAAACAAAATAAAAGGTTCAGGTTCTGGTACTGCTACAGGCACAACAGCGGCAAACGCTGGTAACACATTCCTAGTAAGTAGCCAGCGTGAACTAACAGAAACATTTGGTAATCCAAGTTTCTATAACAGTGCAGCAGGCACACCAATTCATGGGTATGAATTGAACGAATATGGATTGCTAGCAGCATACAGCATTTTAGGCATCAGTAACAGAGCATATGTACTCCGTGCAGATGTTGACCTTGGTGAACTTGCACCAAGTGCAAGTCGTCCAACCGGTGCACCAAGTAATGGCACTATTTGGATGGATGTAAGCACAGACACACGCTGGGGCATTTTCCAGTTCTCTGCAAGCACAGGTGCATTTACAAATAAAATTCCAACAGTTATTACCAGTACTAGTGATTTAGTAGGCGGCGTACCACTTACAAGTATTGGTGCTATTGGTGACTATGCTGTGGTTACAACAAACACTTCAAATCCTGTTTATTACAAGAATCGTGACAATGCATGGGTATTAGTTGGTGGCAGCTCATGGCAGACCAGTTGGCCAACAATTGAAAGTACAACAGCAAGTCCAACACTAACAAATGGCAACAGCATTCTTCTTAACGGTACAACTGTTACACTAAGTGGTACAACAGTAAGTGCTCTTGCAACAAGCATTAACACTGCAGCAATTACAGGTATTACTGCAGGTGTTAAGAACAACAAGATTGAAATTTATGCAACAAGCAGTGCAGCTAGTGACGGTTCAACCACAGATGGCAAGATCATCCTTGCTAACCAAAGTGGTACAATATTAACTGACACAGGCTTAACAGCAGGCACATATGCATGTCCTCTTATTGCACAAGATCCACACTACACTGTTCCACAGTGGAAGTCAACAGACACAACACCACGTCCAAGTGGTAGTGTATGGATCAAAACAACATCAAGCAACTTAGGTGCACTATTTGATGTGAGTGTATACAACAGCACACTAGCAGATTATGAAAGTGTAAGTGCTCCACTTTACGAAAATGATCAAACTGCACTAAAGAATCTTGATTCTACAGGCGGTCAAAATATTGCTGTTGGCACATATTACATACAGTATGATGTAACAGAAAATGATACAGCAACATACAAACTGTTACGCAGATATGCTTCTGGTGATACAATTGTTACTGGTCTAGTTAACGATGCAAATCCAATCACCGGCAGCGAAACATTCACAATTCAAGCCAGTGTTGCAAACAGTACAACACTTTCAACTGCAGTAAGTGTTACAACAAGTGGAACAACACTTGCAGATTTAGCAAGTGACATTAATGGTGCTAATGTAAGCAATGTAAGTGCCAGTATAGACAGCGATGGTTACCTTGTTATTACACACAGCCTAGGCGGTGTTGTTGTGCTTAAAGACACAAGTGGAACACCAATTGCTGATGCAGGTTTTAACACATCACTTAGTACTGGACAAATTCGTGCAGGCAACGACAGTAACTTGATTTTAAGTAACTGGGTTGCACCAACATACACAGCAAGTTCAAGTGCACCAAACGCAGATCCAACCAATCTACAGCGTTGGTATCACAGTGGATTTGAAGCAGACATTATGATTCATGATGGCAGTACTTGGAAAGGTTATCAAAATGTAACCAACGATGCACGTGGCTTCAACCTTGCTAACACCAGCCCAGCAGGACCAATCTTTAGCACAACAGAACCAACACAACAAAGTGACGAAACTGCACTAGTGGTTGGTGATCTTTGGATTGACACAAGCGACTTGGATAACTATCCAAAAATTTATCGCTACGAAACAGTGAGTGGTGAAAATCAATGGGTGTTAATTGACAACACAGATCAAACCACAGAAGATGGTATCTTGTTTGCAGATGCACGTTACATGGGTGATACCACAACTGATATTGTTACAGGTACAGTTCCAACAATTGCATCACTGCTAACCAGCGATACAGTTGATATTGATCGTCCAGATCCAGCAATTTACCCACGTGGTATGTTGTTGTTCAACACACGCCGTAGTACATACAATGTTAAGCAGTTCCGTAGCAACTACTTTAGCAGAACAAACTTTAGCGATACCTCTGCTTACCCAACACTTCCAACAGAAAAGGATGCATGGGTTACAGTAAGTGGTAACAAAGACGATGGTAGTCCATATATGGGTCGTAAGGCTGTGCGTCAAATTATTGTTTCTGCAATGCAGGCAAGTCTAAACGCCAGTACTGATCTTCGTGAAGATAGTCGTTCGTTTAACTTGATTGCTGCACCGGGATATCCAGAATTGATTGGTGCTATGGTAAGCCTAAACAATGACAGACGCAACACAGCATTTGTTGTTGGCGACAGTCCGATGAGACTTGCAAGCGGTTCAACAGCAATACAAAACTGGGCAACTAATGTAAATGCGGCAGTAGTTGACGGCGAAGACGGACTGGTAACAAGTGATCCATACATGGCAGTGTTTTACCCAAGTGGCAGAACAACTGATTTAAGCGGCAACAGTGTTGCAGTTCCAAGTTCACATGCAGCGTTGAGAACAATCATCCGCAGTGACGATCAATCGTTCCCATGGTTTGCACCAGCTGGTACAAGACGCGGTCTACTAGACAACGTTACAAGCATTGGTTATGTAAACAGCACAACAGGTGAATTTGTTGTAGACAACATCACTGAAGGTGTACGCGATACATTGTACAGCAACCGTATCAATCCAATGACATTTATTAATGGTTATGGCTTGATGAACTATGGTAACAAAACTCGTGCAGCAGGTACAAGTGCATTGGATCGTATTAACGTTTCAAGACTTGTTGGTTACTTACGCAAGACACTGCAGGATTATGCTGTAAACTTTGTGTTTGAGCCAAACGACAAGATCACAAGAGACGAATTAAAAGAAGGCATTGAAGGCATTCTTAACGATCTAGTTGCAAAGCGTGGCGTATACGATTACTTGGTTGTTTGTGACGAAACAAACAACACAAATGATAGAATTGATAGAAATGAACTTTATGTTGATATTGCTATCGAGCCTGTCAAAGCAGCAGAATTCATCTTTATTCCAATTAGACTTAAGAATACAGGTGAGATTGCAGCAGGTAATGTTGCAGCAGCACAGACAGTGTAAACCACGTCATAACACACTTAAAAAGAGGGGTTTTACCCCTCTTTTTTTATGATCTTAGTATTACCCCCTATTTTTTTGTAGTCATATTACGATAAATAGTTTATAGGAAATAAGGAGATTGATTGATGTCAGTATCATCACTTAGTAAATTTACAGTCCCACTAGATAGTGACCAGAGTGCCAGCAGCCAAGGTCTGCTGATGCCAAAACTAAAATATCGCTTCCGTGCGGTATTTGATAACTTTGGTGTATCAACACCAAGAACAGAAATGACAAAACAGATTGTAGACATTACACGCCCAGACGTTACATTTGAGGCAGTTGACATTCCTGTATATAACAGTACAGTGAAATTGATTGGTAAGCACACATGGAGTGATATGACAGTTAACTTGCGTGATGACGTAAATGGTAATGTTTCAAAGCTGGTAGGTGAGCAACTTCAGAAGCAATTTGATTTTATGGAACAAGCATCAGCAAGTTCAGGAATTGACTACAAATTCATTACAAAGTTTGATATCTTAGATGGTGGTAACGGCGCAAGCACACCTACTGTTTTAGAAACTTGGGAAATGTATGGTTGTTTGTTATCAGGCGTTAACTATGGTGATTTGAACTATAGTACAAATGATCCAGCAACTATAGCACTTACAATAAGATTTGATAACGCTATACAAACACCAATTGGTACTGGTGTTGGTGCAAGCGTAACACGAGGAACCGGCGTAACAATCACCGGCTAATAGGGACACAAGCAGGTGGCGTTAACTTCTAACATCAACAATTTCCTTAAATCTTTTGGCAGCAATGATAACAATAGTTTGCGAGACTATGACCATGCGTCTCGCACATTTCGTGCAAATGCTTATGCGCTGCATCCTCGCCTATCAGCACTGTTTTTCTGTGTTTTTAACTTTGCACCAGATGTTGCAAATAAGTTTACCAATGAAGATAAAATTGAATTGCCTTTGATGGTAAAAAGTGTGCAATTGCCAAGTTATACTATTGATGTGCAAGACCATAATCAATACAACAAGCGGGTATACAGTCAGCACAAAATAGAGTATGCTGATACCCAAATAACATTTCATGATGATGCTCGGGAATTAGTGCTTAAAATGTGGTACAACTACATGACACACTATTATCTAGACAGCACATATACTACAAATGATTTCCAAGTGCGTGACAGATACACAGAAAGAACTGCAAGTGCATTTGGTTATGCAAATGGTAATACAAAATTTTTTAGCAATATACAAATCTATTCATTACAGGATGGAAAATTTAGTGAGTACACTCTTGTTAATCCTATCATAAGTGCATTTGCACATGGCACTCACACTGCTGGCGAGTTTACTCCTATGGAACACACTATGACTATCAAATACGAAACTGCATTGTATGGTAGTGGAACAGTCAGTGATCTCAATCCAAAATCATTTGTTAATAACTTACACTATGATACAACTCCAAGTCCGTTAGGCAACATTCCGGCTGACTCGGTGTTTAGAGGACCATTTGGAGACTTGTTAAACTCAAACAGCATATTTAGAACAATTGGTACAACAATAGACAAAGTTAATCGTATTGTGCCCGGTGGCAGTGATCAAATAATTGAAAAAATAAATGAAAGTTTAGGCACAACAAGTCTTTATAACGAAGTAACACCAGTGATCACTAGTGCAGTTAAAATCAAAGCAGGACAAGATCCACTAGAGGTATTGCGTGGTTTACCAAGTGTAGAAAATGACAACCCAAGTGTAAACACTCCGCAGATTGTGAAAAGTAACAGTGTTGTGATTGGTAACAACACATATACAGACCAGCAAACAGTAGACATTGACATAGGCAGTCCTATTGTACAACCTACTAATTAT